GTTTAAAGCAGGTTTTGAAAATTTAAACACTCCCCCCCCTTATAAAAGAAAAACAGGGTGCAAATAAGGTGAAAATACGGTTAAATAGGGTGCAAATAAACTTTTTTAAAGCCCTGATAATGTTTTAAATAAAGTTAAAAAGAAATCTCCAGAGAAGGTTTAACTATATATGATTATCAGGTGTTTAAGTGTATAGGGTGCATGAGTAGGGTGAAAATAATTTTGTATATGTAAAAAATAGTTTGTATCTTTGCAATCAGAAAATAATTAAAAAAGATACAGACATGAAGACAACAACACCACAGATCACAGTAAAGCCCGACACACAGAAGGTAAAGAAGGATGGGCAAGCTCCTATTTATATTTATTGTTCTTGGAGAGGAAGGGCTAGGATGGCAACAGGGATTTATTGTTTACCCTCAGAGTTTAATAGTAAAACATTATCTATTAAATCACAGCCAGAAAAGAGTAAGAAGTTAAGAGATATATTAGCCAGTGTAGAAGAGAATATAACAACACTTACAGAACCTTATACTGCTAAAGATTGTTTAACTCTTACATCAAAACAGAAGGGATTATCTTATATTAATCTCTTATCTGAAATGTCCAAAAGAAGAGGTTTAGCGGAAAGTAATATTAAGAAGTATATAACATCTTATCATGCCTACCAAAACACAACTACTACACCCTTTGAAGATAATAGTGAAAGTGATTGGAAGGGTATTGCAAAGACATGGAAGAATCAGGGAACTTCTTTAACTACTATATGGGTTAGATTATCTTGTTTTAAAGCCATATTAAATTATGCTTTAGAGACTGGAAGAATAAAAGAAAACCCGCTAAATAATTGGAAGTTTAAAAAGGATGGATATAAAGCACAGACAAACCCCAGAGCATTAACCAAGGAAGAAGTAGATGATTTATGGAACTGGTGGATAGCTACAGAAGATATTGCTGGTTTATTCTGGTTTTGTTCTTATTATTTCAATGGTTTAGCCTTATGTGATATATTAAAGATGGATTGGAATAATGTAAAGTTTAAAAATGTTGGTGAAATGATTATCTTGAGTGGTGGAGTGATCAACAGAAGTAAGACAAATGAACCTGTCCCGATTGTTTGCCCTGTAGAAAATAATAAAAGAGTAAGCAGGATTTTTGGAGTAATGCAGCTTTATAGTAATGATCTAAAGAAAAGGAGTATTGCTAACTGGTCTCACTTAATAAATAAGCACTTGAAAAAATCCCCTATTCCCGATCTTACTTTCTATTCCGCCAGACACACATATTGCACAAACTTGGTAAACTCTAACATTCCCTTAACCGATATTGCAACACTTCTAGGGAGGAATGTAGAAGGGTTAAGTGTTTACATCAGACAACTACAAACAGAAGAACATTTAGCAAAAATTTTGGATAAAGCTATGACAAAATGAAAGAAATAGATCTTCTGGTATGGAAATTGATAGGGAAAAATTGTTATGAAACATAATAGATATTATTATGTAGATGAAATTTACAATTCTAGAAAATGGTACAAAAAAAAATTAGGAAAATTAGCAGAAAAGGAGGTAAAGAAACAGATAGAAGTATTGTTAATGTATGAGTACTATCACATCAGTCCAAACTTTTATACAGACGAGAATGGGTATTTAGTTGCTGAGTATAGAACATTAGATTGGGCAGCAGAGTTAGTAAAAGAAAAACTATTAATTAGTAAACCTATAACATTAAGGAGTAGTAAATACGCTCACCTAAAGAGTAATAAGTTTGGTTATTATGATTATAGTGAATATCGTATTAAGGAATGGTATAAAACACACAAACACTTATTGAAATTACAGTAGCTTAGAATTTTAGTTTAGATGGCTGGGTATTAAGTTATCCAGCTTTTTTTTTATGTCTGTACCCTCGAAATTTAGCGACCACATAAAATCCTCAAAAACAGGTAAAAATAGGGGTTTTTGGGGTGTTTTTTACCAGTTTTTCATACCCTCGAAATTTAGCGACCAGTAAAAAAGGCTCTAAAAAGCTCAAACCCTTATATATGAGATAAATATATGATGGGTGCCGCTATGCCTTTTTAGTTCTATTGGTTGGTGGTGTGGCGGTACTCTTTTAACCGATAGAATAAACCGATAGAATAGAGGATATGAAACAGACTGACAATTTTTCTTCCACAGCTTATAATTACGGCTGGGAACAGAACATTACTAAATTTGAAATAGAAGGGAGAGATACTATAATTTCAACACTACCCAGATTTTTTAATGAAGGAGTTAATGTAAAGGAAATAAACAACACTTCTATAACAGCCCCCATAGATCTTATTATAACCTTAGATGATGATACGAAGGTAGGAATAGAAGTTAAGGCTTGGAATTATTCATGTACTTATTTAGGGAGTAGAGATAATAAAATAGATCCCAGTTTTATGTTAAAGGAAAGTAAGCTGGAGAGGATGAAAAAGTATGCCAAAGAGAATAAGATAAAATATATAATTTATGTGGCAATTCTAGATGGGAAAGCTTATTATTACTACCTGAATAATATAGACTGGAAAAAGGTTATAAAATATAATACCTTCCAAAAGAAAACACAGATGAATCCTAACAGTGAATGGAGTTATCAAATGACTTACTTTTTAAAATTGGAGGATGCTAGAAAGATTATAGAAAAGGAGGAAAAGTAATATGAAGAAAAAATTAATACAGGTTATATTAATAGGTATATTCTTAATTTTGGGTGTGAATTTCCTGTATGATTCAATAACTTTAAGGAGCAATATAAACATAATAAAAGAGGGTGTTGACATTCTTAAACAGGAAAATATAGAGCTTAAACAGGAAAATATTATACTTCAAGATTCCATAAGAAAACAGGATAGTATATATTATTTGAAGTTTAGAGAGATATATGATAAATATGTAAAGTAATAGTATCATGGCAACTATAAAAAAAATACCCAAGAAGAAGAGGGAGAATAAACCGAAACAGAACCTACAAAAAGAGATTCATGAAAAGGTTTATAATACTAAGATGTGGAGAGATATTAGAAAGAGTATGCTAATGATCCACCCTTTATGCCAAAACTGTAATAAAAACCTAGCTACAGAAGTACACCATATAAAACCATTAACTACGGCTAAAGATGAAACTGAACTATTGGATCTAGGTTTTAATACAGCTAATTTAATGTGTTTGTGTGAAGATTGTCATAGAAATGAACACAGAAAACTAAAGGAGGGAAAGAGAAATGAATGATGAAATATATGAAAGACTATTAAACCTTCTTATAGAGCATGAAAAGAATATAAAGAAGACTATAAAAGACCTCACCGAATATCTGAAATTAACAAAAGGGAGGTTGTAAAGACTTAAAAACCTTATAATTATATGGAAAAACTGAATGAAAATAAGAAACCTGATTATAAATGGGTTTTTACACCAACAGAAACATATTTTAGAAATAGAAAAGAAGCTAAGATGTGTTTAGGTGGATCAGAAAGATTTAATTACTTACTATCAAAAGGATTAGTAAGATACTTATAAACTAGCAAACTAACAATAAAAATAAAAGCGAACTTATGAAATACGATAACAACTATAAATTTATAATCTCACTATCTACAGAAGGATATATTGATAAGAGGATAGCAGGGGCGATGATTGGAAGCTGTAAGGATGAAAAGAACAAAGAAATTAAAAGGGAATACGGCTTCAAACTAAATAGGGGCATACAATACACAAGAACAACAACAACCCCGAAAGAACTACTAGAACACCTAACTAATGGATATGTGGCTTGTCATTTATTCACAGATAAGCCAGTGTTTAGTAGAAGTGAAAAGAGGGATGATTATTTTAGAGGTGCTTATGGGGTTTTTATTGATATAGATGAAACCCGATATAATAGTGTTGATGATTTTGTAAGTGTTCTAGAATTTAAGCCAACACTATATTATACTACCTATTCAAACAAAAAAGATGGTAATGGGGCTAGATTCAGATTAATGTATGTTTTTGATGATCTTCTAACCAATAATAGAATAGAGTATAGATATATTGCTTGGAAGGTGATGGAGAAGATTGAAAAGGATACACAGGAAAGAATACATGATGCTTGTGGTTTAAAATGTTCACAATATTTCAATGGCACTAACTTTTCTAACCCTGATTTAGTGGACTGTAAAAGTGGTTGTACTAACTTAATATATAACCTGAATGACTTTGATTGCTCGGAAAAGGGTTATATCGACTTCTTAGATCATTATTGTTATTATTCGGCTAAGACAAAAATAAATAGAATAGCCATAGAAGGAGAACTAGAAAGATTAAAGGCTGGAGAGATCTATGCTACTCCACTGACGAAAAAAGAAGAAAAGATAGTTAAGGAAATAGAATATGATGGAGTTAAAGAAGATGATACTAGGATAGACGTATGTAGTGATAATATAAAGGGGGCTATGATTAAATTTGATTATACAGAATTTATGATGAGAAATAGCCATAATTATAAATACTTCTATAGGGTTGAAAAAGATACTTGGATTAATAATAGTTTTCAGATAATAGATGATAATTATTTTGCCCTTTATTATCCTGTTTCTAAGGTGATGGATAAACAGAACAGAAGAAAACACCTATATGAAAGAATGTGTTTAAGAAGGGTAATGAATCCTAATGTTTCCGCTGATACTCTACTTTTCAATGCTTATGTGGATAGAGAGAAGTTTTTTGATAACTCGGATGGTGTTCTCAGTATTGATTGCTTGGTAAAAAATGTTGAAAGAGCTATGAGTTTAAGTATTGAGGACATTGAAGAAACCTATAGCGAAAACATTAAATATCTGAGATCCCAAGCCCCAAAAGATAGAATAATTTATAAAAGAGAATTATTTGAAGATAAGGCTGAACTAAATAAACTAAGAAAAGAAGCCCATTATTATCTGATCTGGGAACTATACGATAATAAACTAACAATAAAGGAAAATTTAATTGTCTTAAATAGTGTTTTGCCTTTTAAAGTAAGTGAAAGAACCCTAAAGAATTTTTCAAAAGAAGCCAATAAGAAAAGCGAAAAGGAAGATGAAATTATTAATCTTATAAATCCCTCTTTATCCTCTCGCGAAAATGAAAAGATATTAAGAGAAAAAGGTTATAAAATTTCAAAGTCAAAGATAAATAGATTAATCAAAAAGTATAATTATAATAATTGTTCTTCTCAAAAAGAAGAACAACATACTATAATGGATTGCACTTTTTGGGACAGTAAAGAAGAAAACCCAAAATACGATTATTCCGCCTTTATGAGTGGTTGTAATTTTGGGATCAGATTTTAATATACTACGATACCTTAGCAGGGGAAAAATAATAATAATTCCTGTTCATCTTTTATAGTTTCTGCGACCAAATCAAAGAAACACAAAATATAGACGGTAAACAGGGATTATAATAAAACAATAGAGCGTATGAGTAATAATAAAAATCTACACAAAGCAAAGAGGGATAAGATAGATGAATTTTATACACTTTATGAGGATGTAGAGAAGGAAATGAAACACTGGAAGGATTATTTAAAGGGAAAGATAGTTTACTGTAATTGTGATGGGGAACAGAGCCAATTTGTACGATATTTTAAGAACTACCCAGATATAAAAGAACTAATATATACTAGCAATGATTTTAGACTACCAGAAAATATAGAAAACCTTAAAAGAGCTGATGTTATAATTACTAACCCGCCTTTTTCATTGTTTAGAGAATATATAGATACCCTTTATAAATACGATAAGGACTTTATTATTCTAGGAAACATGAATGCTATAACCTACAAAAATATATTCCCTCATATAAAAGATGGAACTTTATTTGTCAATGAATTTAATACTTCTATGACATTCCTACTTCCCGATGATGCTACTAAATATCATAAAGAGATTGATGGGAAGAAATATTGGGTATTACACAATATTTCTTGGTACACTAATATTCGGAGTAGAGAAAAAAAAACATTAACCCTAACCCAACACTACGATCCAAAACTATATCCAAAATATGATAACTATGACGCAATTAATGTTAATTATATAAAGGATATTCCAAAAGATTATTGTGGGGTTATTGGTGTTCCTATTACCTTCTTAAATTATCATAACCCAGAACAATTTGATATATTAGGGATAACAAAAACTTGGGATAAAAAAAATAGCCCTTTTATAAATGGGAAGGAACTCTATACTAGACTATTAATACAAAAGATATGACTACAAAACAATATATACAAAATATTAGAGATTATTTAGTAGAGGAATATGGAGCAGTTAAACCAGAATGGGAACTAACTTTAATTCTACTACAAAATACGATAGAAAGATATAATAGGGTTGCAAAGATCATAGATAAAGAAGGGATATATGATTCAACAAGGGGAGTAAAAAACCCTCTATTATCCACAGAAAAAGATCTTCTAGCAACTATATTAAAAATGTCCCAGAAATTAGGGATTAGTCCTTATGATAAAAATAAAATAAGGACACAAGATGAGGACGATACAGAAGATTTTATAGAGAACTTGACAGGGGGAAATGATGAATGAAAAATATATCAGATACCCTAAAGCCGTATTAACTGGGGAAATAGTAGCCTGTGAATATGTAAAAAGAACTTGTAAGAAATATTTAGATTGGTTTGAAAGAGAAGATATAGAATTTAGAACTGATAAAGCGGAAAAGATAGAAAGATTTTGCTATAATATCACACACTCAAAGAACAAACAATTACAGATAGAAATACAGGATTGGCAGAAATTTATACTTTACTTTATTTTTGGTTGGTATTATAAAGAGACTGATGAAAGGGTAATACATAATGTTTATATAGAAGTTGCCCGAAAGAATGGAAAATCAACTTTAATATCCCTCATAGCCCTATATATGATGATGGGTGATGGAGAATATAGTAGTGAAGTTGATATAGTCGCAAACAGTCATAAACAAGCCCAGATCCTTTATAAAATGTCCTCAGATTATTGTGAAAGTGTAGATCCGAAAGGGAAATATTTTAAGAGATACAGGGATAATATACAATTCTCAAAAACTAAGTCAAAGATCCAAGTTTTAGCCAGCGATACAAAAACATTGGACGGTTATAATTCATATTGCTTTATACAGGATGAAGTACATGAAGCCCCCAATGATCTTTTATATAATGTCCTAAAAACTTCACAAGCTTCCAGAAAAAACCCTCTCGGAATACTTATTACTACAGCTGGTTTAAATATGGATTCTTTTTGTTATCAATACCGCCAGAACTGTATAGATATTCTTTATGGTTTAAAAGAAGATGATAGTACTTTTTCTATAATTTACACTTTAGATGATTCAGATGATTTTAGGAATGATAAAGTGTGGGTTAAGAGTAATCCAAACTTAGGGGTATCAGTAAGGGGATCTTATTTGAAAGAACAGGTTTTACAGGCTGAAAATAACCCCTCTTTATCTTCCAATATACAGACCAAGAATTTTAATATATGGAGTCAGACATTTGATGTTTGGATAGATGATGAATACTTAGTTAAATCTGCTCAACCTATAGACTGGGAATTTTTTAAAGGGAAATCTGTTTATATGGGAATAGATTTAGCTGCTGTTTCTGATTTATGTGCGGTTAGTTATATGACGCTGGATGAAGGAAAGTATTATTTTAAAACTGATTATTATATACCTTCTTCCTGTTTGTCTCATAATTATAATCAGAGTAAATATAGGGAATGGAAAGAGACAAAGAATTTAACTGTATGCCCTGGAAATGTATCTGATTATGATTATATTTTGCGGGATATATTAAGTAAAAACCTTATAATAGAGAATATTGGGTATGATCAATGGAACTCTACACAATTTGCTATAAATGCTACAGAGAATGGATTAAACCTAACCCCATATTCTCAAACCCTCGGAAGCTTTAATAAACCCACAAAAGAGATAGAAAGATTAATAAAGATGGGGAATGTTATAATAGACAATAACCCTATAACAAGATGGTGTTTTAATAATGCTGCTTTAAAGGTGGATTATAACCAAAACTGCAAGCCTATTAAAGCTTTTACAGAAAATAATAAGATAGACGGTGTAATTTCAATGATACAGGCTTTAGGGATATATTTAGGGATACCACATTACACCGCCTTAGTATAAACAAAAACTAAATAAATATGGGATTATTTAATAGAAATAAAGAACAAAGGGAAGTAGTTGATGCTGTAATAAAAGCTCCTTCGGCTACTGGTATTTCTTATCAAAGTATATTCGGGACACAACAAAATGCTCTACAACTATCTACTGTTTTTAGATGTATAGAGATTATAAGTGAGAGTATTGCAGTATTACCTTTAGGGGTTTATACTAGAAATGGAGTAAGAGTTAAACATTCCTTAGATCTTGTTTGGAGAGATACTAACAATAAACTAACAAAATTTGAGATCTTAAAGCAACTAATTCAATCTGTTCTTATAAAGGGTAATGGATTTATCTTTATAGAGAGAAATGAAGATGGAAGTGCAAAAAGATTAAGATGGTTGGAAAGTGGTGATGTTAATATATTCTATGAAAAACAGGGTAATTTATTATATTATACCTCTCCTATTATATCAGCTAAAAAGATTGAACCCATTAATATGATCCATCTAAAAATGTTCTCTTATGATGGAATAAATGGTATTTCAATATTAAGTATAGGAAATAAGGCTTTTAAACTTGGAAATACATTAGAAAATAATGCTTTTAGTTTTTTCGCTAATGGTTGTAATTTAAGTGGTGTTTTATCTGTAGCTTCTTCACTAACACCCCAACAGATTAAAGATATACATAAAGCTTGGGATGAGAGTTATGTAAATGGTAGTGGTGTTGCTGTTCTTCAAGGCAATATGAACTATCAATCAGTTTCCAATTCAGCGAAAGAAAATGAGCTTCTAGAAAGTAGAGAATACACTGTTAAAGATATATGTAGATGGTTCGGGATTAATCCTATACTTCTAGGTTTAAACAGTGGATCTACTTATGCTTCTCTAGAAATGGCTCAGAATGATTTTGTGATTCATACTTTATTGCCTTGGATAGAAGCTATTGAAGAAGAGTTTTCCAGAAAGCTATTAAAACCGTCGGAACAGAATGATTTAGAGGTGGTTTTAGATGAAAATTATCTACTAAGAATGGATAAGAAAACCGAAGCTACTTATTATAGTACGATGGTTAATAATGGTTTAATGACTAGAAATGAAGCTAGGGGGAAACTTGGATTAGAACCAGTTGAAGGCGGTGATAAGTTAGTTGTTCCATTTACTGATATAAACCAAAATACAATAAACAAAGATGATGAATAAAGAAACCAGAACATTGTCGGCTTGTGAAATGCGGGCTGATAGTGAGAGCAGGGTTATCGATGGTTATGCAGTAAGATTTAATGAGTGGTCTAGGGATTTAGGAGGTTTTATAGAGATCATTAGAAGTGGTGCTATTAGTCAGGAATTAATAGATAATTCCGATATAGTGATGAATATAAACCATGACAATGATAAGATGGTAGCCCGATATACAAAAGGAAAGGGTACATTATCATTGGAACTAAGAAATGAAGGGCTCTATTTTACTTTCCTAGCTCCCCCAACACAATTAGGTGATGAACTTTTATATAATGTTAAAAGTGGTAATCTCTCAGAATGTTCTTTTGCTTTTACATTAGATTCAGAAAATACTAATTCGGAAAGATGGTATAGAGAAGATAATGTATTGAAAAGAGAGATCTATGAAATTAATGGGTTATATGATTGTTCTATAGTTGTTCATGCTGCATATCCTACTACATCCTGTTCTGCAAGATCCGAAGAAGTCAAAGCTACTATAGAAGAAGTTGATCAGGCTATGGATGCTTTAGACGATGAAATTAATAAAATGTAATTATGAACAGTGTAGAATTGATGGATAGAAAAAATATCCTAAAAGAAGAAGCTAAAAAAATTACTTCCAATGCTCGACAGGAAATAAGAATGTTGAGTGATGAGGAAAACACAAAGATCACAGAAATTAAAGAAGAAATTACGAAAATTAATGAGGAGTTGAGAAGTTTAGAAGATGTGCAACTCCCAGAAACTATTAATCTTAAAAAAGAAAAAAGAATGGAAAAGAAGAATTTTTCACTTGTTGCAGCTATTAGAAATGCTGCTTCTAACAAACAGCAAGATGAGTTTACACAGGCTGTTATTGACGCTGGACAGGAAAACATGAGAATGTCCCAGACCTCTTATACTGGTCAGATTCAGCTTCCTAGTGCTGAATATCGTACTATTACTAAAGCTACTGAAGGTGGTGATGTTGTGGCTACTGATATTTATGATATTGCCCAAGCCATTCATGAACATAGTGTGCTTAGTGAACTAGGTTGTAGAGTTATTTCTGGTCTTGTCGGTGATGTTCAATTCCCAGTTATTTCAACCGCTAATGCTACATGGGAAGCTGAAACCGCTACTACAGCCGCCACTACTCCTACTTTTACTAGTGTTAAACTTGCTCCTAAAAGATTAAGCTGTGTTGTTCCCATTTCTAAGATGCTTCTGGCTCAGGATTCAGCTGGTATTGAAAGAGCTGTAAGATATGAGATTACAAAGGCTATCATGGGTAAACTGGAAAGCACTGTTTTTGGTGCTGCTGCTGGTACTGCTACTCAACCCGCTGGTATCTTCAATGGTACGATCTCAACTACTATTGCTTCTTTTGGTGATTTAACCGCTCTCGAAGCTCTTACCGATGGTTATGATGGTTATGGTGAGAAAAAGTATTTGATGGCTCCTAATGTGAAAGCTGCCCTAAGAAGTATGATTAAAGGTACTAATGGCACTGGTATGGTTATGGAGAATGGTGAAGTTGATGGAACTAAGGCTGCTGTTTCCGCTTTTGTTCCCGCCAATGATCTAGCCTTCGGTGATTGGTCAAATCTTACGGTTGGTATATGGGACGGTCTTGATATTGTTGTGGATAATTACACTCTAGCCGCTGATGGTTGTATCCGTCTAGTTGTTAATTTCTATTGCGATGCCCAGCTTACTAGAAGTGGCTCTATTGCTGTTGCTAAGATTTAATTTTAGAAAGGAATAAAAACAATGTATGTTTCTGTAGATTTATTGAAAAAGCACCTTAATATAGATGCTGAGTTTACTGATGATGATGAGTATTTAGGTATTCTTTCGGAAGTAGCTGAAAAGACTGTACAGAGGCATGTGTGTTGTGTTTTAAGTGAAATGGAAGATGAAGGGGGGAATATACCTTCTCCCCTTCTTCAAGCCATAATGTTGTATGCTGGTGTTTTATATAATAGTAGGGAAAGTGTAGCCTTCGGTGGTAATCCTGTAGATATACCCCATACTTATGAATATTTAGTAAACCTATATAAGAACTATTCCGATACTACTAGCGACAGTTTTATAAATGATGTTCTGGCTGATATTGCTAAACTTGCTTTAATAGTTGATACCCCAGAAGAAGAAAGATATGGTGATTATGGGGAATTGGTTTTAAAGAGGAATGAAGCACAACAGAAAGCAGTACAGAATATTATAGATAATACTACGATAGATGAAAATGGGAACTTAGTTTGTAATGTTGAAAGGATCTAAACTATGAGAGCTGGATTATTGACAGAGGTGGTTAATATTTTAAGGGCTACATTAACTAGAAATAATATGGGAGAAGAAGTTGAAGCTTGGAGTACTATATATACAACCAGAGCCAGAGTTGAAAATGTATCTTCTCAACTAACCCAAGAAAATAATGAAGCTTTATATAATTTTCAAAAGAAATTTACCCTAAGAATTTATGTTCCTATTATGGAATTTGATAGAATAGAACTAGGGGGAAAATTATATAGAGTTTTAAGCCTAGATAAGAATAAAACCCAGATGGAAATTGTTGTAATAGGGGAGTTGATAAATGATTGAAACTAATGCTATACCTGTTTGGAATGAGTTTGAAAAACTAGAAACTAAGGAGATGAAAAAAGCCTTAGTAGCGGGATTAAAAGGGACTGCAAATGCCTTAAAAAAAGGAGTTAAAACTGAACTAGGAATTGCTGTTCAAAACTCATATAAGAAAACAAGATATGGTGATAGTCTGCAACAGGGAGTAAGAACAACTAAAGTAAAGGATATGAAAAACTTCTTTTACTGTTATACTACTATTGCGACAAACAGAAAGAAATCCAGTTCATCAAGCTTCATATTACACTTCTTTGAACAAGGCACAGCACCAAGATACGCATATATTAGAAAAGGAGGTCATGCAAGGAGTTTTAGAGGATATATTAAGCCTAAAAACTTCTTCGATACTGCCCTTGGTAAATTTATGCCGAATCAGTCTAAGATATTCAATGATGAGATAGATAAGGCAGTAGCGAGAATAAATAGAAAGAGGATTGGAAAATGAAAAATAGTTTATATTTAAGTGCTTTATTATATGACAGATTAAACACTATAGAAGAAACAAATACAAGGTGTTATCCGATCATTGCCGAAAACTCTACTACCTTCCCATTCATTGTTTATACACGTGATAGTTTAACCAGTGGATCATTAACTAAAGACGGAAATACAGAATTGGCTCAAGTATCTGTTAAAATCATTACTGTAGGTTATAGAGAAGGAATTAATATTGCTCAACAGGTTAGGAGAAAATTAACTCTTAATAAGTTTAATTATGCCCTAGATGAAGATAATAATATGATAGTTAACAGTAGATTTTCCGCTGCTTATGAATCTTATGAGGAAAATAGTTATATTCAGACACTGGTATTTGATATTGAAATAATAGGATAAAATAGAATGAATACAATTATAAAAGGCGATGAATTAATGTTATTTGATGCTAATGGTGAAAGTATAGCCCTTGCAACCAGTCATACCCTTAATATTAGTGGGGATGTAGCTCAGATAAATTGTAAAGATGGTGGTATATGGTCTAGTGGTACAGTTAATCAATTAAACTGGACTATAGACACAGACAACCTATATTCAACAGTGGAATTTGATAGACTTTTCACTATAATGACTGCCAGAACCCCAGTTGATGTTTATTTTGGATTAAAAGCTGAAACTGGAACTGGTGATGTTGATACTGATGGATCTAACCCAACTACAGGAACTCAAAAGGTATGGACTAAAGGAGCTGGAGTTTACAAAGGAAAAGCTGTTTTAAATAGCCTTAATGTAAATGCCGCTTCTGGTGATAATGCTACTTTTACTGCTTCATTTACTGGTGTTGGATCATTAGCTAAAGAAACTTTATAAAAACCTATAGGGGGATGGGAACAAAACCCTATCCCCTTTTAACTTTAAACAACACACATCATGAAACTAATTGTACAGGATAAAGAGATAAACATAAAATACTCTTTTAAGGGATTTATGGCTTATGAACAGATTACGGGAGGATCTTTTAAACCACAAGGACTAAATGAAATTATAACACTATTTTACTCTATGGTTATGACTTCTAATAATGATCTTACTATTACTTTTGATGAGTTTATAGATTGGTTAGATGAAAACCCAGAGAAATTAAGTGAGTTTTCGATCTTTTTAGCTGAAAATGTAAAAAGACAAGAAGAACTAGCTCCCAAAACCGAAGGAGTATTAGAAAATGGAGAAAATTCGGGAAACTGATCTTCCATAATTTATACAGGCTATTAGTTGTTCAGTATAAACTTATAGATCATGTGTACTTTATGGAAACTATGCAACTATGGGAAACATATCCTTTAATTGATAATCTTGGTTATACTGATGTTAACCAATGGGAACAGACTAGATTATTAATGACTATGTTGGGGAATATGTTTGCAAAGAATAAAATCACAGCTACAGACATTATAAAATTTCCTTGGGATCATGATAAAGAAAAGAAAAATACAAAGATCTCAGAGGAAGATATAAATAAGTTAAAAAAGAGAGCTGAACAAATAAAAGTTAGAAATTATGGCAACAATACAAACTAGACTTACTTCTGATAATAAACAGCATGATGAAGCTTTTAAGAGAAGTAAGCAACAGGTTTACAATTATAATAAACAAGTGGATAAATCTAAAGCCAGTGTTTTAAAGTTTGCTAAAGGAGGATTAGGGGCTTTAGGAACTGCTTTAGGTGTTGCTGGTGGTGCTATGGCTGTTTTTAATAAAACTATGAGAGCATCAGAAACAACTAGTGATAAATTTGATAATGTAATGGCTCAGGCTAAAGCAAGTGTAGATTATTTTTTTACCAGTTTATCTAGAGGTGATTTTAGTGGATTCTTAGACGGGCTAAAATCTGTAATTTCACAAGCAAAAGAAGCTCGACAGGCGATGGACGATCTTGGAGATGCCACATTGCTTACTAGTGCTGCTGGTGCTAAATATGCACGTGATAGAAGTGAGTTAGAAAGGAAAATAAAAGATCCGAAGACAAGTGATGCGGATAGACAAGCCGCCCAAGACCAATTAAATATTCTTAGAGATGAATATATACCTGAATTAGAAATAGAAGCAAAAAAAGCTTGGGATGCTTTTTATAAAGACGCCCGACTAGCATTTTCAAATGTGGGTTTTATGACACCTTCGGATCAACTATTAACAGAATTTTTTTCTGGGAATAAAGGAAATGACTTTTGGAGTACTGTATATCCCCAATTAAAAGATATAACTGCGGAAGTAAGGAAAAATATAGTTGATCTTTATAAACAGGCTAATGCAGCGGAACAGGCAGTTAATCAATTATATATTAGTGATTCTAGGCTTGAAAGATATGGAAATACTAATACTTCTTCCAGTTATAAACCAACAAAACCAACAAGATCAAATGATAAAATTAGTTGGATAAGTAATAGAAAATATATAGAATCTATCTTTAATAGCTTTTCCCAAGTAGAACCAGTTTTAGATGAATTTGGTGATACTGTCTACGAAAAGATGGAAATGCCTTTAGAAAGAGTTGGAGTTAGTTTAGATGATGTTTTAGATAAAAGTAAACAGTATGCCCATGAAAGTGTAAAAATAATTGAAAGTGAAGCGGAACATGCTGAAAGACTTGCTAATATATTCGATCTTCAATTAAATACTATAAATTCATTGTCTTCTGCCTTTGGTGCTTTAGGAGATTCTTTTGATATTCCTGGATTAAAAGCTGCTGAAATTATAGGAGTAGCTATAGCCAATATTGCAAAAGCTTATTCAGAAGCTTCCGCAAAACAAGCAGAAGGTTCTATTACTGGCTGGGATTGGTTAGCCTTTAGTGTTGCTGGAATAGCTCAGGTTGCTAGTGTTATTGGTCAACTACATTCTCTAAGTGGTTATGCGGGAGGTGGTATTATAGGAGGAAATAGTTATACTGGAGATAAAGTATTAGCTAGGGTTAATAGTGGTGAAATGATCTTAAACCCCTCTCAACAGGCTAATCTATTCAACATGATAAATGGTGGAGTTAGTACAGGTGGAGAGGTTAAATTTAGAATAGAAGGGAGTACTTTAGTAGGTGTTCTGAATAATTATAATAAAAAGGTTAGGAGGGTGATGTAATGGCTTATTATTGGGGAAAATTTAGAAATATAGATACAAGTATAGATCCATTAGGGCAAGAATATAAAGTTGTGATCTTTACTAATTATAATGGATCTACAAGCCCTTATTTATTCAATCCTTTAACAAATGAACCAGATTTAGGAACAGAGCTTATTATGACTTCTTCACCTTTTACTGTTAGCTATCAAAATGAGGATGGAAATATATATAAACCCTATAAATGTTCAACTGGTACAGTCTCTTTTCTAATGTCTAATTTAAACCTAGATCTTTTTACTAATAAAGAAAATAATATACTTGTCGCTTTATTGAAAAGAGATAATGATATAGTACTTAATGGAGATACTTATATAAACAGGTTGACAAATGAGGTGGTTATAAGAAAGAAAGCCTATGGATTATTCTATGGTTTTTTGCCTTCTGATGTTGATGCTAATTGTTATAAAGTTGAATGGATCGGATATGCAACACCCAATACTTATAATCAAAACTATACCTTAGTAGAACAAGAATTTCAATTAGAATGCCAAGATGCTTTTAGTACTCTTAGTTATGATGGATTACCCTTTAATAATCTTGTTGAAATACGTGATGTAAAAACCCTAATAAATACTATAATAGGACAACTAGGAACTTACAAACATATATATTACACTTCAAACTTAATTTTACCAGATACAGGGGATCATTCAGCCTTTATAAAAATCGTACAACAATATAGAAATTTTATAGAAGAAGATGATGAACCAGTAAGTAAAATTGAAATTATTGAAGCTATAGGAACTTTTTTAAATGTGTCTTTTATACCCTTTAAAGATAGTGTTTATGTTGTCAATTATGAAGGTGTAGCTGGGAATTTTAACTATTTCTATAACTACACAATCAATAATAACAATAACCTTTTCTTTAACTATAGAACAGAAAACCCAGAATGGAGTAGTTCAGTTTTAGAATGTTTAGAAAATAATATAGATCTCGTAAAAGATTGTTATGCTGGAAATGATACTAATATAACAATGCAGTCTGTCTATAATAATTTTAGGGTTAAGTGTGATGAGACTGAATATAAGTTAATGCCAGATCTAAGCAACTCTAAAAACTATAGTAGGGTTCAAAATAATGGCTCTCAAACTAATTACTTATATACTGAAACATTATCACCATCAGACCCATCCCAAACTACTTATTATGAAGCTGCTAAATGGGATGGTGGTGTAATTGGAGAACTACAAAGAGTTAATAATATTGGTTTTAATAGTTATATATACCAAGCTTCATACCTTGATGATAATAATATACCACAAGACAATTATAATTCTGTGAATCCATACTTATATACAAGTATTTTTAATATCAATAATAGTAATAATAACAATAATCCAAATTATTACACTGGCTGTGTTGTGCTAAAAAACACTAAAATTATTGGTAGTGAGAGTAAGAGTACTTTATGGTTTTCTTCTAAAAATAATACTAATATATATAATGAATTATACGGAAATGAAATAGTTTTTTGGGGTAAAAACTATTTTGGGCATACTCCAGCAATAAGTAGTTATAATATATGGTGGAATGATAATAGCCAAATAGTATTATCTTATCAATCTCCAAAATTAATCATAAGATCTAATAAGCAATTATGTATAAAAGGTGATTGGACATTTTTTAGAAATAATGCTTTTATATCTTTACCTATAAATGATAATGAAAGAGTAGGCTGGGGAACAGATGGATTAGATTGTACAGTAGATAGAACTAAGTTATATATAACTTGTAGAATAACTATTACTGTAAGTGATGGAACTAATGTTTATAATTATTGTGTAAGAAAAAACAGTGATGATAGTTTATATTTATATGAATATAATCCTAATTTATTCCTGCCGCAAAGAGTTGATTTGCCACTAGAAGATAATGAATATGATAAAAATAAACCTTTTGGTCAAGTATTCAGTTTTAAGAATAATGTAGGGGAAAATAGTGGATTAGTAATTTCCTTAGATAATATATACAGAGGTTCAACAGAGTTTATAAGTGATATTAATATTCAAATTATGAAGCCTTTTGGAGTTGCAATAGACACACAAAATTATCCAGTGTTTTGTAATTCTGCTGTGCTTAAAAATTTTGAAGTTAGTTTGATAGATAAGAATAGAATAGAAACATGGGGTTATGGTGATATTACTACAGACTTCCACAACAAGATAAATAAAAATCTAGAGACTTTTGAGATTGATAATAAACTATCCACAAACCAATATATCAATAAACAGGCTTATAACTACTCTTTTAAAATTCATGAAGGAAAGTATTATCTGCTTAACAACCTAAACAATATATCAACTGGTATAATTGGAAGACCTGAAATATTGAAACTATCAGATATTTACAACCAATATAAAGATAAAACTATAGGATTAAACACTACGATATGGGAAAATTTAGGGATCACACCGAATACTAGAGTGATGTGGAATAATAGATACTTTATAATAGATAGACAGGAAATAGATTATGAACTAAATAGAAACACTATTACACTTATAGAAAAGAAACTATCCGGTGAGATTCCTGAACTAGAAACTAAAATGTATCTGGAAAATGAGAATGGGCAAACACTTAATATAAATCCCTTCTATGATGAAACCTTTAATCCACAAACAGTAGTATCTTATAGTAGAGATAATAGTGCTGTGATGGGCTATTATAATAATGCAATTAATTCTGCAATAAGTTTTTATCCTACTTGGACTAATGGAATTTTCGCTAATGTAAGTATTCCACAGAGTTTAAACAATATATCAGTGAGTATAAATAATAATGGAGAACTAATAATAACAAATTAATATATGGCAACTTATAACTTAGGTAGAATATTACCGTATTTTAGAGGAACTTGGGAAAGCTCTTATAACTACTTTATTATGGATATTGTCTATTATAATGGATCTTCTTATGTGGCAAAATCAAATATAAGTGCTGGAGGAAATAACCCAAGTATAAATAATAACTGGCAAATAATAGCTTTAAAGGGTGAATTAAGTGGAACACTAACACCAGAACAAGAACAAGCTATTATAGATGCTATTCTGGATCAGGGTGTGGTAATAGATCCAAATTATAACCATACCGATAATAACTTCACTAATGCCGATAGAACCGCTATTGAAAATATAAACTATGGAACTCTAACAGTAAAAAGAAATAATACAGATATAGGAACTTTCACAGCTAATCAGAGTGGGAATATAAATATTAATGTTCCTGTTTATACTACAGATTTAGCAGATTATAATACTATTCAGAGAAAAGAAGATATGGATAATATTACTAGCCCTGATATTACTATAGGTGTGAAATCAAATACAAATTATGTCTTTTCTGTTATTTCAAGCTTAGATATTACTGGTTTTGATGAGATAGATCTTAATGATAAAACAACTTGGAATGTTCCCCAATCTGAAATATATTTTACCACTGATTCTAGTTTTTCTTTTACTTATCCTATAGGGACATACTTTTCTTCGGAAATTCCAAATTGGAGTGAAGGAGCTGAATATATGATGGTAATAAAAGGTGGAGTTATTCAAATTAATCAAATAAATCGAATATAATATGAATTACAATTTAGGAAGAGTTTTGCCGATCTTTAAAGGCGAGTATGATAATGATGAGATATACATTAATCTCGATGTTGTCTATTATAATGGATCTTCTTATGTCGCTAAAGAGGAAACACAGGGGAATCTACCAACAGATACTGAATATTGGCAACCTATAGCTATGGCGGGTGTTTTAGATCCTGAACAAATAGCCGATATTGAACAACAGGTTATTGATTACGTACAGGGGCAAGGATATGTAATAGATCCGAATTATACCCATACTGATAATAACTATACCAATGCCGACAAAACAAAACTTGATGGTATTGATATGAGTACTAAACAAGATACTTTAGTTAGTGGTACAAATATTAAGACTATCAATAATGAAAATATTTTAGGTAGTGGAAATATTAATATTGAAGGTGGAAGCGGAACTTCTGATTATACACAACTTTCTAATAAACCAAAAATAAATAATGTTGAACTTTCAGGGAACAAAGCTTCAAGTGCTTTAGGTTTACAAGAAATGTTGATCAGTGGTACAAATATTAAAACTATCAATAATGAAGATATTTTAGGTAGTGGAAATATTAGTATATCTGGTGGTTCTAGTGATGCAGTTCTTTATACTCTACAGACATTAACAACAGAACAACAGGAACAAGCCAGAGAAAATATTAATGCCTTATCCGCTACTACTTCTGGAACTACACCTGATGTTTCTTTCAATTCCTATAATGTGGTTGTTCTTAATGATGAAAGTGAAATGCCAGCTACACCATCTTCTAATACACTATATTTCATTAAGGAGGCAGTATCATGATAAAGTTTGAGGGAAATAACATAAAAAAGATCTACTTGGGTGATTCTATTATTAAAAAAGTATATTTAGGTAATGATTTATTATTTGAAAAAAGCCCATATTTAATTGCAATTGAAAATGAGGTAAGAACATCAGCATTAAATACTGGATTTGACCTTATTGCAAATGACAATTATATGATAATGACATATAGAGATTCAATTGGTAGTATAATACAATTTGTGGCTGATTTTTATGCAAGTGGAGGTGGATATTCTGTATTTGGTCTTTGCAAACCTAATAATGGAATGTTTGGCTTACAATCATATATTTCCCCAACATCTACTGCTCTAACAACTGTAAAAACTCAATCAAATATAAAAACTGTAGTCATAAAGAAAGAAAGTGGCATATACTCTTATACATTAGATGGAATAACTTGGGGTCCATTTAATAGTTATTATAAAAGCGGTTCAACTTCTTCTGAGTTAATTATAAATTTTGGGCGTACAGACAGGTTTGTAAATGACCATTATGGGTTTTACATTGTTGAAGGTGTAAATCAACAAATTGTAGATGATTTCTTTAATCAACATAATCAATAATAATTAAAAAAACAATAATATAATGGCAAACATAAAAATAATAACTGATAATGATGGGCAAGTATTACCTATCACAAGAGATAGTGCAGTCTTAGATGAAAATGGTGTTGGTATAAATAACTCATATCAGAAGCAATTAGTTAGTGGTGTAAATATAAAAACTATAAACACTCAATCCCTTTTAGGAACTGGTAATATTAGTATTCCAAAGGGTGATGATGCTGTAAACCCATTTAAGGGATTTTATAGCAGTGTTTCAGATGTACCAACAACTGGGATGGTGGCTGGTGATTATATATTTGTGGCTGATGCTTCCCCAGCAACCACAGTTAGTATATATGAATGGGACACTACAAATACACAATGGGCAGATAGCGGAAAAGATATTGATCCAGCTGCATTAGCCGAATTTCAAAGTGGTGAAAGAGTAAGTGCAACCAGTATAGATAACACTATGTTGGTTAATCCTTCTAGTGGTTCTTTGGCAAAAGCAGAGGATGTTGTTAATCAGTTGGAAGAATTAGGTGTTTCAATGCCTGCTAAAAACTTAATTATTACTCTTTTTAGAAAATGTGCTTTTATATCTGATAATGCTGGAGATGATATTGATTCATTGGAAAGTATATTTCATAGATCTAGGATATTATTGAGTATAACAGCAACTATGCCACAGAGCTATACAGTTTATGAAGGTGAAAACTTGAATGTTTTAAGAAATTATCTTACTGTCATTGCTAATTATGATGATGGTACATCTTCAACTGTTTCTACCTACACATTAAGTGGAACATTGATTGCGGGAACAAGTACTATTACTGTTTCTTATGAAAATATGACTACAACTGTATCTGTTGTTGTTTCAACTGTTAGTATTTCATTAACTTCTAATGACATTGTAAGAAATTGTGCTACATCTGCACGGTATGACCAAATATATTCAGGAATCCATTATGCATACGCGAGAGATATTCGGTGTAGCTATCCTCTCTTTGATTTAAATATTGTTCCTGGCACTTATGATATACAGATTGATTGCACATATTCTACTGTTCATATAGGCATTCAAGCAGTTACACAACATTGTCTTGATTTAGTTGCACAAAACCAAAATTTCTCATTTGGTACTCCATCAACTCCTACTATTGATATGTGGGACAGTGGTTGGTACACTTTTACAAATAACCACACACAAATTACTATCCCTGAATACTCACTTAACCAAGAAGGTGGAGAAATCAAAGCTATAAGGCTTGCATTTAAACAGGATGAAACAGGTAGTACTACTATTTCTAATGATTTTGTAATAAATAGTTTAATACTAAATAAAATCTCATAAAAAATGAACCAAATATTTAACTATCTAGGAAATGAGCTTAAAATCAGCTCTACTAAGCCTTTATTCCGTGGTGGTCTTGAAATGATCGCACACCGTGGAAGTTTCTTTTTGGGGATGCCAGAAAACTCTATTCCAGCATTTAGGGTTGCACGTGAATTAGGTTATAAGTATATTGAATGTGATGTATTAGCAACAAGTGATAGCAAATATGTTATTATGCATGATGCAAGTATCAATAGAACTTGTAAAACTTCTTCTTATGGTACAATAAGTGGAACAGTGAATGTTGCTTCACAAACTTTTGATAACCTTAGAAACAACTATGTTCTTGCTTCTGACAATCCAAAGTATAGACAACCTATCCCATCATTACAAGAATATCTTACAGCATGTAAAGGCAGTGATTCAATAGCAATGATTGAACTTAAATCTTCTTCTTTTACTAATCAACAGCTAGATGAGATTTATGGAATTTGTATGAATTACTTAGGAAAAGGTAAATTCTGCTTTAACAGTTCTAATTATGGTAAACTAGACTATATGAGAACACTAGATGCAGATATTGAATTGTTCTATGAGACAAATCCTATTATAAATACGACTAATACTGTAGATGGTAGTTCTAGGAATGATCCACATAATGTTTGGTATCCTGATTTTACTGGAACTTATGGTACAATTAGTAGTTCTGTAGTGAAGAGATACCATGATTTGGGTATGAGGGTATTTTTATGGACTGTGCCAGCGGATCAGGTTGAAAACTTCATTAATAAGGGAGTAGATGGTATTGCTACAAATACCGTACCCTCTCAAATTATTGGGGGTGCATCATCATTAGAAAGATTTGATTCTACTGATACAAGTGCAGCAGATACTAATGGAACTATTGCTAATGGAATATGTACATTGACAAGTGGGCAATATTTTAAATTGCCTAATAATAATAGTGGAACTGGTATAAAGTGTATTCGTATTTATGCTAAAGGAAACTATACTATAACAACCAATACAAAAACTTATCCAACATCATCATTGAGCAATATAACAAATTTCTCAAAGACTTATAATGATACGGCATTGACTTTCCATGAATTATATATGTTCTATAATAATGCTAGTGTACCATTATTGACAATTACGGCTAGTGGAAACACAGAAATTTATTCTGTTGATTACTACGATATTCCCATTAATATATGAATATAAAATGAAAAAGATAAACAACTACTTAAAGGAAATTGGTTTAAGTTGGTTGTTTAGGGTTAGTGTTTTAATTAGTATCGGTTTAATTATTGCTGGTTTTATAGTCCCGCCAATAGGAATAATACATGGATCTGTTTTAATTGCTGTTGGTGAAATTGGAGTGATTATTAATATCCCAGTGTTCTTTAGTTTTGCTCATGATAAAAAGATTGGAATAAAAGCTGATTTAGACGATAAAAACATAACCTTTACTACAAATCCAACTTTATGATCAATCAGGGGGAGAGAAAAAGTATCTTCCCCTTCTTTTTTCTTCTTTACTGTCCCAAAAAGTGCAATCCATTATAGTATGTTGTTCTGTTATTGAAACAGAACAATTATTAGAATTATACATTTTTAGCCAAGTTAGGAATTTTCTTTGTGATTAAAAAAGAC